CAACTTTTGAAGAGTGTGTATGAAGAAGAGTTCCAACGGGCCTCTGACGAGGACGAGGATCGTGTTCCTCTTAAACTTCAACCAAGCATTCAGTATCTAAGGGTGTGACATGGCCTATGCTTCAGACAAGAATGCGTATGGAATTTCGGATCGTTCTGGTTTTCGTTATAGACTGAGAGATATGCGAGAGGAGTGGACAGGGGCGCGTGTCGGCAAGGACGAGTTCGATCCAAAGCATCCTCAGCTATTCCCTCCCAAGGTAGGGGCTGATCCCCAAGCGTTAAGAAACCCTAGGCCAGAGTCTGGTTTGGAGGAGCAAAGAAACATTCAATACGGTTTTCGACCCGTTGGTTTTAACGGGGACGAGTCGTTGACTCCTAACAGGTTGAAATCTACAGGGGAAGTCGGAGAGGTTACGGTGGTCACGTCATGAGCTTTACATTTGCGCAGTTAAAAACAGCGTTGCAGGATTACACTGAGAACACGGAGACTTCTTTTGTAGCTAATCTCCCTCTGTTTATACGGGCAGCAGAGGAACGAGTTTTAAAATCTGTTCAGCTAAGTCTATTTCGAAAAAATGTTTCAGGTATAGCGTCTAGTGGAAACAAGTTTCTTGCGATGCCAAGTGATTTTTTAGCGCCATATTCGTTAAGCCTAAGAACTGTTACGGACCCAATAACCAGTGGCAGTGATTACGGATTTGTAGAGTTTAAAGATGTTAGCTTTGTTCAAAGCTATACCTCCGATCCTGCTACAACAGGTGTGCCGAAATATTACGCTACGTTTGACGTCAGCAACTTTATCTTAGCACCAACACCAAACGTTGACTATACGGCAGAGCTTCACTACTTGTACCGCCCCGCAAGCCTTACGGCAGGATCAGACAGTGGTACAACATGGTTAAGTGAAAATGCAGAGTTAAGCCTTTTGTACGGTTCGTTAATAGAGGCGTACATCTTTATGAAAGGTGAGCAGGACGTTATGGCTATGTATGACAAGAGGTTTCAGGAGTCTTTGTCTGGTCTAAAGTTGTTGGGTGAGGCCAAAGAAACCACACAAGGTTACCGTGTTGGTCAAGTTATTAGGCCGAAACAATGAACAACATGTCTTTTGGAGAGTTTAAGGTTGATGTTCAAACCACAAACAATCGTGGTGCAACTCCTGAAGAGGTGGCTCACCGTTGCGTAGGTAAGATCGTTGCGTTCTCTGAGGACGCGCACCCTACGCTACGGGATCAGGCTATTGCTTATCGTGACAGCATAGAGAAGCTGCTGGTCATCTACATGAAACAGGCTATCCAAAGTGACCGTACTACGGTATATAATGCGATAAAAGAAGCGGGTCATTCTGATTTGGCCGAATATATAAGGAAAATGTAATGGCTTTTACGGGCAACTTCCTGTGTACTTCATTCAAAAAAGAATTAATGACAGCTACACATAATTTCACTGCGGCAAGTGACCAGTTTAAGATTGCTTTGTATGACAACAGTGCAAGTTTCACTGCGGCTACCACTGCTTACACAAGTAGCAATGAAATAACGGGAACAAATTACACTGCAAAGGGTCAGTTTTTAACAAGCGTAACGCCAACGACTACCGGCACAACAGCTCTGACTGACTTTTCTGATGAGGTGTTTTCTAACGTAACAATTTCTTCGGTGCGCGGTGCTTTAATTTATAATGAGGCCGCGTCAGGCGATCCGTCTGTTTGTGTTTTGGACTTTGGAGCCGATAAAGGTGCCACGTCTGGAGACTTCACTATCGTTTTTCCCACCGCTGACGCGAGTAACGCAATTATACGGATAGCTTAACATGGCAATATCTTTAGGAAATCGTGCAAAAATGTCTACCAGTACCACGGGTACTGGAACGATTACCTTGGGAAGTGCTGCAACAGGCTACCAGACTTTTGCTAATGCTGGAATAACCAACGGTCAAACTATTAGATATGCTATAGAGGATGGAACTAATTTTGAAATTGGCAGTGGGACATATACGTCAAGCGGCACAACACTTACTCGTTCGGTTACTGAAAGTTCTAATTCAGACAGCGCTATATCGCTTAGTGGCACGGCAGTTGTCTTTGTCACAGCCACAGTCGCAGATTTATTTATTAACGATGGGGCGTCCTCGTTAACAACCACAGGCGTTGGAACATTTGCTTCGTTAGACATTAGCGGAAACATCGACGTAGACGGAACAACAAATCTAGATGCTGTAGATATAGATGGCGCAGTTCAATTAGACTCAACTTTAACGGTGGGTGTTAACGATCAAGGTTACGATGTTAAGCTGTTTGGAGACACTGCCAGTGCGTTTATGCTTTGGGACACAAGTGCCGACGATTTAATACTTAGTGGGGCTGCGGGTTTGATTGTTCCTGATGGACAATTAACATTAGGCTCTACGGCACTTACCAGCACGGCAGCGGAGCTAAACTACAACGATACAGGCGCAGCGGTTGGAACTGTAGTTGCGTCCAAGACTGTTACCGTAGACGCCAACAAAGACGTTGCTAGTTTTCGAAACATTACTTTAACTGGAGAGCTAGACGCAGGTTCTTTAGATATTTCAGGTGACGCGGACATTGATGGTACGCTGGAAACAGATGCGCTTTCTCTTAATGGCACTGCGGTCACTACGACTGGGGCTGAGATTAATTTAATCGACGGTGGAACTTCGCGGGGTACGACTGCGGTTGCAAGTGGCGATGGCCTGTTGGTGAACGATGCAGGCACAATGCGTATGACCAACGTGGATACAGTGTCCACTTATTTTTCTAGCCACAGTGTAGGTGGCGGCAACATTGTTACTGTTGGGGCTTTAAACTCAGGTTCAATAACATCTGGTTTTGGTGCTATCGACAACGGTTCCAGTGCCATTACTACTACAGGTGTGGGATCGTTTGGTTCATTAGATATCAGCGGTGCTATCGACGTAGACGGGACCACTAACTTAGATGTAGTGGATATCGACGGTGCGGTGGACATGGCATCTACGCTTTTGGTCACTGGAGTAGCAACCCTCACTGCAAAGCCCATTGCTAACGCGGGTATTTCTGTAAAAAACGGCGCTACAGGCGCAGGCTTTGTAGAGTTCTTTGAAGACACTGACAATGGAACTAACAAAGTAACATTAATAGGCCCCGCGTCTACTGCGGATGTAACTCTCACGCTTCCTTCTGCAACTGGAATTGTAGCAACAACAGACGATGCGACAGCTTTGGCGATTGCGTTGGGGTGATATAGGAAAAATAAATGGCTAATACATTTAAGTTAATCACAAGAGATGTTGCTCCTGCAAGTTCAGGAACACCAGAAACTTTATACACGGTTCAGTCCGGTAGCACAGTTATTATTCTTGGGCTTACACTGGCAAACGTTCACACGTCACAGGTCACAGCATCTGTAACGATTGTAAGTACAACAACTCAAACCAGCCAAACTCAAAACACAACGGCGTTTTTGGTTAAGAGTGTACCAATACCTGTTGGGTCAACGCTTGCTGTTTTGGACGGAAAGATTAACCTTAACGTGGGCGATATCGTTAAAATTGATTGTTCTGTTGCGGATAAGGTTTCAGTAACCATGAGTTATATGGAGATTACATAATGGCTGGATACATTGGCGGCAAAGCGGTCAACCTTAGTACCTCTGGGGCTGATATTAGTGGTACAGCTAACCTAGACATTGTGGACATTGATGGTGCTGTGGATATGGCAACGACTGCCCTAGTAACAGGTGTCCTGACCACCACGGCTGCGCCTGTGTTTAACGGTGGTTTTACTGCAAACGATGGATCAACCATTACAACTGCTGATAACACTACGCAGCTTACACTTATTTCTACAGATGCAGATGCTAATAAAGGACCAGCCTTAGATTTATATCGTAACTCAGGTAGTCCCGCTGCTGGTGACGATACAGGTAGAATTAACTTTCAAGGCGAAAATGATGCAGACGAAGCAGTTACCTATACACAAATTTTTACAGAGATAGTAGCAGTAGGAGATGGTGTAGAGAGTGGCAGATATAAAGTAGGCGCAATGTTAGCAGGAGATTTTGCCAGTCGTATGGATATGACAGCATCTGAAACCGTTTTTAATGATGACAGTAAAGACCTAGACTTCCGTGTTGAGTCTGATGCCGATACTCACGCTTTCTTCGTCGAGGGTTCGACGGGCAACATAGGTATGTCATCTAGTAACCCAGACA